AATTCCTCCGGTCTAGGCCAATTAGTCTCGGCTGGTTTATATTGAATGAAGTCAGCAGATTCCAAGTCTAAGATCTCCATACAGAGTTGAAGCTGAGGCATATAGTGCTCGGGGACCTCCCCAGGGATGATTTTTCTTTGGGGTGGACACTTAATCTCCACCAGTTTACCGGATTCAGTTACACCATCGGGACTTCCACCGAGCCAGTCATATACGGGATGGGGACAGAGACCAAGTTCATGGACAACCTCTCCGTGTCGCTCTTCATAGAGGATCCTCGCCTCGTCTTCGTAGAGCTCACCATGCCTGGTGGCTGCGTTCCCAGTGAACTTCTCACCCAAGCCACACTTCTTCAGTAAAAGTGCTTCGGGTGTTTCATACTTATTTTTACCAATGGCCGTGGCGGCATCTGAGGCTGTTAACATCTTACCACGGAGAGCAAGCCATTCTTCAGATTTCTGTGCCGCATATTCTCGATCTAATGCCGCTCTAACATTGGGATGCATATTACAAATTTATGGACTATTACTTTTAAGTTCCTCCTGTTTTCTAAGCTCATCTTTCACCTGAAAGAACATACGAGCAGCATTTTGCTCAGCTTGTTTTTTACTCTTCGCAATTCCTCTACTCATACATGCGTTCTGAATGTAGATGTCTATGTAGAAGAGACCCTCATATTGACCGACCACCCGGTACTCTGGGAGCTCCATGTTATTGACCTGACAGTACTTCATCAGGTGGTCCTTGAAATTATCGTCAATCATGATGATATTCAAATCCACAATGTTGGGGTCCGTAAAGATTCTCAATACAAACTCCTTCGCGTGAATGAGACCGATGTCCATATAGATGGCTCCAATGAGGGCTTCGAATGCATCTTCGAGAATTTTAGGGTTATTGTTCCATCCGTTACGCATCCCTTTCTCATCCATGATGATGAGGTTCTGAAGTCCCAGGTGTTTTGCAATGTGTGCCAGAGTTTCACCACGAACAAGCTTGGTACGAGCCTTCGTGAGGAAACCTTCCTGGCGACTCTCGTACCTATCGAAAAGAAATTTGGTAATAACGAAACCTAGGACGGAGTCACCAATGAATTCTAAAGTCTCGAAGGACTCAGTAAATTGTTCATATTCTTTTAGAGCAGATTTATGGGTAAAGGCCTTTTGGTACAAATCAAGGTTTTTGATCTTTGTACCAACAAGTTGTTCGATTTGAGTTTTTTCAACAAACATTCTTACTATAAGGATGTGTTATTTTTTTAAGCCTTTTCCTTCTTGATGTAGTGGGGGGAAAGGAACTTTTGGAGGTTAAGGTAGGTGACCTGTGTATCAGCTGGTGGGGAAAGAAGCTCCTTAAGCGTGTCGTCGAGGATAATTTGACGACCGTTCTCGGGATGCTTGAGGCCCTTCTCGATGATGTATTTGTTGATAAACTTGGTCACCTCAGAACGAGAGATGAGCTCGCCTTCTGGAAGAGCCAGGAACTCCCTCAACTTAGGTGTAATTTCTTGTTTGCGGTTGAAGCCGTTGTTCTCGGACCGCTTCTTGGCCTTCTCACCATCCGGGTCCTCTTGGGTGTTCTTGACCTTGCGGACGAGCTTGGTGAGAGTCTTGATGTCGTTGCGGAGAGCGGCGAGTTCGGTTTGAATGGTTTCGAGAGACATTATATCTTTCTTACAGGTGAAATCTTTAAGTCAATAATTTTTTATATATCTCTATATTAATGGATGATAAGATTTACCCAGAGACGACCATCTCCAAATATATAGATGAAAATCTTCTGTTCAAGGATGTCAAGTTGAAAAAGTACTACGAGAGAAACGAACAGAGAGATTTGGGGAAATTCAGGGCGCGTTTACATACCAAATATCCAAACAAAGATCTTGAGAAAATTGCGTATGTTGTGGTCACTGATTCCATTCGAGATATCATTTTGGAAACTGTGAGTGAAATTAACAAAGTTGTAAAATCCATGGGGGACCTCATCATTAGTGGCGGTGAAGCATTTAACATGTATGTACCCTACGAGGACCGCATAATCACCAGTGATATCGATGCTAAGTTTGTTCCCCGTATGCAGATGAACTCCAAATACTTTGGAAAACTTCAAGCAGTCAAACTTATCTTGTGGAATACATTGGGGCAAATTGCGAAAAATCTCAACATGCGTGTAAAGAATCGTATCATCGCGATGAATAAGAAGAATCCCAAAATTTTCAAATTCGCTGGTATTGGGTTCAAACAGTCTGGTCCCTATGTCACTAGGAGGTATACACTCATCAAGAAAAAGAAAACCCAAAAAGGTAACACACCCTCAAAGGGTGACATATTCATCGATGTGGAATTGTTCGCACTTGACCTCAATATACGTTTGTATTCACCAAAGTCCGGTCGTGTTGAAGATTTCAATGTTGGTGGAATCCTAGACATTCCATTGATGAGACCCCAAGAGTTTGGATATGAGGTTGCTCTAACGAAGCGTAAAGGTATAACATACCGAAATGTAGTCACAAATAAACTTATAGTGAACAAAAATGTCTTTATAGCGGGTAGAGACTTTTTAATTGAGGATATCTACCTCATGCATAGACTCAAACTTCGTCCTGAAAAGAAGGAGAGGGACCGACAGCGTCTCGTAAAACTCGCACAGATGGTTGATAAAAGTATCAAAATGGGCAACTCAATTGAAGACATCTTCAGGAAGGTTAAGAGAAAGATTGTCAAAAAAACACAACGGACCGCACCCCCCGGACACGTCTCTGTCACCAGGGCCACCAAGATTGACCCAGCGAGATATGCATATTTCACTACGAAACCGTCAGATGAACGTTTATCCAAACAACTCGTACATGGACTAAAACCTGTAGTCAAAAATACAAAAGTTGAGGGATATCAAAATACAAATGGAAATCAAAGATTCAATCTAAATTCACTCAAGTGGAAAACGAACAATAGAAATGCGTATGTGAAGAATGAATTCAAACTTCGTACAGAGCGGGCTCTAAAAATTCCCAAAAATATAAACACGTCGAAAACTCTGTACGGGTATAAGGCTCGTAGAAATAACTGGGTTCCAAATTCAGTTCTCAGGGGAGCTGCAGCTATACCCTTCATCGGTTTAAAGAAATGAGACATAATCCAGGTATAACATGTTATACAATCCCCCAGTAAAAGGTGATGATGGTCTCTACTTTGTCAAGGCATTGACTGATGAAAAGCGCAAGTGCCTCGTGCAAGTCAACGGTGTTAAGGTTGTAGATGTGTCAGGGGAGTTTGTTTTCGATCTCTCCTCTAACGATAATATGAACAAGATCCAAGAAGTTGACACAGGCAACCTCGTGGCAGCTGTCGAGAATTGTGAGACTTGGTTTAACCGAAAACTATCAGATAATGTAATCACGTCGGCGTATACCTCCAGCCACCTCAGTCAGGAAATCACAGGCGACCTCCTCGATGTCACCAGGGTATATGATTCTAAACAGGAAGGTATTGACATTCAATCTGTACAACCAGGTAAGATGTGTGATGTCATCCTCGAATTCGCTGGACTTTGGTTCGCCAAGAAAAATTTCGGTCCATCTTGGAATGTTGTTCAGATCAGGATTCACGATGACCCGATCACGGATACATACCCAGAAGGATATGCCTTTACCGATTAAAAAAAAATAATATAAAGATATATAAAAGACAATGAAGAACGCCCGTGTTCAACAACTTGTAATGATCGTGGCCGTCATGGTTGTAGTGTACTTCCTATTCAACTGCATGGACAAATCTGATTACAGCATCAAGGAGTATGCTGCCTTCCCAGGTGCCGGACCATCGGCGGCTCCAGGTGAGGCCGGTAACGTTGGCATGAACAAGGGTACAGGGCTCGCGTCCTCCCTCCTCCCCCGCGAAGTTGCCTCTGATGAGGACTTTGGTCAATTTGCCCCAGAAGACATCCTCAAGGGTCAGAACTTCCTCGAGCCCCGCCAACAGGTTGGTTTCCCAGAGACTGTGGGTGGCAACCTCCGCAACGCGAACCAACAGATTCGCGCGGATCCCCCCAACCCCAAGGACCCCTTCGTTTGGAACAACTCTACAATTGTCCCAGACACAATGCAGCGTGGTTTGTGCGCTTAAAGATTAGGTGACATGGGTATGTAACAATGACCACTGTGCCTAATGAACTTTCCGAGAGCGTTTCAAAGCTCGTCGACCTTACAAAACAACTTTCAGAAGCAAAAGCTGATATCAAGATTCTAAACCAGGAGGAGAAGCGCCTCAAAGAGGCTGTGAAGAAGCATATGGTTGGTCAGGGTATTGATACCATTAACCTCAGGAAGGGTAAAATTAGCATCCGTAAAAGTGTCAGGAAATCCGGTATGAGTAAGGATGCAATTAAGGATGGACTTTTGAAGTTTTTTGCGGGAGACGAAGCAAAGGTCGAAGGAGCCCTAAATGCCATCCAAGACGGACTAAAAGTAAAAGAGTCTACCACAATCTCATTAACTGGTATAAAGGAAAAACCTGAAAAAGAAGATAAGTAGTACAATGGTTTGGAGCCAATATGTATATGAAGCAACCACTGGCCTAGATTCATACGCCAGTGATGATGAAGAATTTAACGATGACACTCCTCTGAATATGCATGACTGGGAAGTCAAATACTCAGATGAACTCACAATGTTCTGGAATATGACCAGGACCTTACTCGAAGACGCCAGTATCACCTACTCAGGGGACTACTGGGACTTTGTCGAATTTTGTTTTACGGAACATGACGGCGCTGTGGCGAGGGTGACTTGGGAATACCAGGAACAGACCACATGGTTTGAACACCGTCTTAGTCATATCTGGAAGAACCTCAGACGAAGCGTGATGGAAAATGGACTCTATGAGGAAATGTTCAGGGGTGCAAATGTATACAATTTCATGGACTTTGCAAAAAATAGTATCCGTGTATATTAAATGCTCCCAGACCTCACATCTCAAAAAGTTGCCATCCCCGCCGCTCTTTTTTTGGCGCTCAGCCCAGGTGTTCTTCTCACCACAGACGGCAAAAAGATCGCTTTCAGGAACGGGAAGACCAACCAAATGGCTGTGTTCTTCCACGCGCTCGTCTTCTTCCTCGTCTACAGTCTCATCGCCAAGGCTATGGGTCTCGTTCTCACCAAGACCGACCTTCTCGTGACCACCACCCTCTTCTTGGCTCTCAGCCCAGGTCTCCTCCTCACCCTCCCACCAGGGTCTGGTGGCGTCGTCCGCTCTGGTCAGACCAGCCTCCCAGCCGCTCTTACCCACGCGGTGGTGTTCGCCCTCGTGTTCGCGATTTTGCGTCGTCAATTTCCTCAATTCTACTAAATAAGAGGATGAAGTATCTCGTCTTGGCACCCGCTTCTATGGGAATTTATTCACTTATAGGAGCTCTAAAGGCGAGAGAAAGTAGTCTCGTTGACGTCAAAGAAATTTCTGGATCGTCGGCGGGTTCAATCATCGCTCTATTCTTGGCGGTGGGGATGTCCGTAGACGAAATTCTGAAAATATCTTTGTCCCTAGATGTTTCACAATTGATGAAAATACGGATTACCTCATTCTATAGTAAATTTGGATTTGTCGATATAACCCCAATCAGGAAAAAGTTGGTGGAAATATGTAGACATGACCCAACATTCAATGAATTAGATATGAAAATATATATTTCAGCGTTTTGTTTAAACACGTCTGAAACAGTATACTTCTCTAAAGATACTCACCCAGATATGAAGGTTATAGACGCAGTGTGTATGAGTATGGCAGTACCTGTCATATTCGCGTGTGGTACGTATGGTGGAAATACGTACATTGATGGTGGAACAATGGAACAATACCCACTCGCACCATTTTTAGATAAAAAACCCCATGAAATTACTTGTATTAAGATTAAATTAAATAAAATTTTTAAAGAAAATATATCCAATCCAAAAGAATTCATAGAAGCCCTGATTTTATCAACGTTATCAAATAGAACTGAATACGATAAGTCTATAGAGGTTGTAGAAGTAAACGTGGGAGATACAGATATTTTTAATTTTAGTATGACCTATGAAGAGAAAATTAGATTGTTTAACATGGGATATTTGAAGTGAATACTTTTTTGTTAGTTTAAGATATATGATAGACGCGTGCGATCCAGACGCGGATATGGAAACCCTTCGAAGGCTGATCAAGCTGAATACAGGGGACAACCTTACACTAACAAAAAAAGAAATGTGTCAAGTGTATGACGAAATCCAGGATGGGAAGTTACCCCTCCCCCCTTTGATCATGAGTTCAAACCGAACCTATTTGATTGATAAAAAGTCACCACTGAAACCCGGAGACTATGATGTTCTCTTCGATTCGTCATCAAAACGTAACGACCTCAAGAGGATTGCACGTAAAGTTGGAATCAAACGTTTAGAACAATTGACGAAAATTCAAATCATAGATGCCATCGGGAAGAGATTGCGTTACATGAACATTCATGAACCTGTCAAGTTTGCGAGAAGACAGACTAAGACTTCACCCCCCATGAATTTCAACAACACAGCAGTGAACAACGTAGCAACGAATAACGTAGCAGCGAACAACACAGCAGTGAACAATAACGCTAACTTGTTGAACAATGGGTTCAAAAACAACGGATTCGAGAACAATGGGTTCAAGAACAATGGGTTCAATAACAACGGGTTCAAGAACAACGGGAATCAACCCAACAAGTTGAACATGAAACCAAATTTTTTAAGTAAAACCAATCGTGGTGGAAATATTTCTGAAGGACCAAGATTTCCAAAGAATGGTGTGTACGTAAGAAATGAAACGCCAAAGTTTCTAGGTGGTAACAGACGTGCTACTTCTAAACGTAACAATTCGGTTGACAATAACAAACCTGGATTTATGTCCCGTTTTTTCGGTAAGAAAAGGGACGCAGATTTTATTCCAGCCAAAAAGTTTACTGGTGAAAAGTCTGGGTATGTTTTCAAAACAAATGTTAATGGAGTTGGCTATTACAAAAATACATATCGCCCCGTTCAAGGACCCGAACGTAAATCATTCAATAACAATAAGCCCAACATGCTCAACGTGCCCAACAAGCCCAATGTGCCCAACGTACCCAACAAGCCCAACGTGCCCAACGCAAATAATGCTCTAAAAAAAAAGATCCAAAATTTGGAAAATAAATTAGCGTCTAAAAATAACAATATTCGAAATATTGAAACTAAACTTGAAAATGCTAAAAAAAATGCAGAAAATAAAATTGCTGAAGCAAAGAATGAGGGTAGTAGAAAAGCTGAAGAAATTGCGATCAGTGCAAAGAAAAAGGTTGAAGACTTGGAGCGTCAACAGTTTGCACTACAATCAACTCTCACAACTACACGGAACAGTCTTAAAAATTTAGAACGACAGAAAAATGCCAACATTGCCGCAATTACACGACAGAAGAATAACGCCGAAAATAAAATACGAAATATTCAAAATAAACTTGAAAATGCCCAAAAGAATGTCGAGAATAAGATAGCTCGAGCTAAGGCTGAGGGAACTGCTGAAGCACAAAAGAATGTAAACAATGCGAAAAGGGAGGTTGAAAACTTGAAGGCCACTCTCAATTCTACCCGTCAAGAAAAGAATGCCGCCATTGAAAATATTAGAATTCAACTTCAGAATGCTCAAAAGAATGTCGAGAATAAGATAGCTCGAGCTAAGGCTGAGGGAACTGCTGAAGCACAGAGGAATGTAAACAATGCGAAGAGGGAGGTTGAAAACTTGAAGGTCAGTCTCATGACTACCAGTCAACAAAAGAATAATTTGATACGAAATTTACAAGAAAAGAACGCAAACTTGAATACATTGAGAAACAATCTTAAAATGGCACAGAATAATGCGTCAAGGAAAGAACAAGAAATTATCGAAGCTAAATCTAATATTAACCGAATTAGACTTGAAGCTGAAAGAGCTGCTAGTGAATTGAAAAATGAACTAACCCGGGAGAAAAATCAAAAGCAACAAGATATCAATAAAGCCAGAGAAGAAGTGCGTGTACTTACACAACAGGCAGCGAATGAACAAACTGCGGAAGCACGGAGAATTGCAAACAATGCCAAGAGAAATTATGAAAAACTTGTAAATGAGACTGCTAAAAATAAACAATTAAAAAATAAACAAATTCAACTTAGCACCCTGTCTGTGGACAGTGGTGTAAACTTCTCAAATAAAATATCGAGTCTCACCAATCTAGGTAATGCATCAAAATTGGAAAAGGAGATCATGAACGCAAAGAATAAAGCAAAACAAAATCAAATAATAAAAAATAAAGAATTCCAAACTTTGAGAAATAAATTAAATCAAGAAAAGTTGGAAAGACAAAAAGAACTTCAAAATGCTCAACGTGAAACTCAACTTCTTGTTCAAAGAGCCAAAAACTCTAAAAATATAGAAGCTAAAAGGATAGCCGAAGAAGCACAGAGAGAACTCCAAGTTCTCAAAAATGAAAGTCAAAAATATCGGATGTTGGAGAATAGAAGACAGGAACTTCGTGCACTTTCAGCGACTGTATTCACAAATGATTTTGGTAATCGAATATTAGGTATTCAAACACTTGAGGCTGCCAATGCACTGGAAGCAAATATTAGAAAGGCTAAAAAGGATGCTGAAAATAATTTAGAACGACAGATTCAAAAAAAGGAAGCATTTGCTTCACTCAATGCTGCCATTAACATTAATGAATTACGACGAGCATATAAAGTGGGTGCTAAGAAATTCCACCCAAATAAAGGTGGAAATAAAACTAATTTTGTAAAGTTTAAAGATTATTATGATACTAAAACACAGGCATTTGAAAAGGCTGCCGCTAACAAGGCTTTAAAAAATAAAGAAGCTGCGGTTGCCTCTAAAAAACTTGTAAACAATGCTTTGACAAAGGTAAAGTTAAATGCCGAAAAGAATCGTCTAAAGAAGTTGGTCAAAAATTCAAAGTTGAACACAAACCCATTTTGGGGTATTGAAATAAACGCCTTGACAAATGTTAATAAAGGTAAAAATATTGAGAAAAAAATTAGGAACAAAGCTCTCGAAGCAACAAATTCAATTGAAAATAAAAAGAAAGAAACACATGATAAAGCTAAAAACTTTCTCAAAGGGGGGATATATAGGTTCAGTAATTGGAAGAGAGGAATCGATGGTGCTCGAACGTCGCAAGAATTAAATGCCATAAGTTCAGAACTTAACAAACGACGTAACTTCATAAACAGAGTTGAGAGTAATACCCGCAAATATGGTGAATTCCCAGGTTCTGAACGAAGTGTAAAACAAATACTAAAAAATCACGCGAGACAATATAAGCGAACGCTCACCAGTTTAGAAAACCGTTTCAATGCGGTGCCGCGTCAAAAGGCATTGGCCAATAAAATGAAAGAAAAACGCTTAACTGGTTTCAAAGAACAGTACTACAATTCGAATACTATCAACAAATTGAATAAACTTGAGAAGGATATAAATGATCTCATCTCCAAACAACCCAAGAAGGTTCCAATGGGAAATTTTAAAACATACAACAATCCATTGGCAAAAAATAACAAAATTCCGGGTGCGAAACCCAATCCCGCTTTTACTATGGAAACTTTACCACCCACTCCCCCCAAGCGTTCTTTCAAGAATGTGGGTCGCCAAACTGTGACAAATGTGAAAATGCAAGGTATTCGTAACGCTGCCAATATTGCTAAAAAACAAAAAGCTATACGTGAAGCCCAGGGTGCAGAAAGGGTCAAGTTGGCTCGTGACCTAGCAGCTGAACAAACAAAACGAGGTGGATCCAACAAAACTAAACGAGCTGCGGATGTTATGAGACCGGTACCCCGCCCCGGTGCAGTTATTAAAAGTGGTTCATCACCTCTAACAA